CAGCAAGATAGATCATTGGATCAGAAACGATAACAGATGATACGTTAGTTGTTACCAGGTTACCAGAGACGATAATATCGCCAGCAATTTCAACGCTACCATCGAAGTAACCAGATGTAGAATGGATGTTAGCAGCGTGAATTTCTCTCCATCTTAGGCTGTTAGAACCTAAATCATAGGCTGTATTAGCAGATGGATTTACGTTGCCTGTTACGCGAGCAGTAACATGGATTTCGTCTGAAGTGCTGTTACCTAGAGTGGTGTTACCCTGGACGATGACATTCAAGAATTCTGCAGTTGCAGATGTAGCGTCAACGTTTGAACCAGAGAATACAACCTTTGTAGAATTGGCAGTAAAATCTGTACCAACGCTAAGAATAGAAGCATTAACTGCGCCAACGGCGAACAAACCATAAGAGTTGGCTACAAGATCAGTACCAACAGTGTGGGCAAAGGCATTAACAATACCTGCAGCAAACACACCACTGTTGTTAGCGGTTGTAAGTCCATTAATAACAATACCACCTGAAGTAATATTGGTATTAACTGTGTTGTTGCCTACGAAGAAAGTAGTGGTATTCTGTACTGTACCGCCAGCGCCTGTTCCAATAGAACCAGCGTCAAAGGCTGTGGCGTTCACGATACCAGTTACATAAGCGCCAGAAGAATTTACTGCTAGACCATTAGATTGTAGTCTTGTGGAGTTTGCTACAACTACTGAACCTACGCTTATTGTAGAAGCATTAACTGTTCCGACTGCGAAAACGCCTGAAGCGTTTGCAACAACATCTGTACCAATGCTTACGATGGCTGCATTAACTGTACCAGCTGGAGTCCACAGACCAGTAGAATTGGCGACTAATAGGGATCCAACAGTATGAGAAGCAGCGTTTACTGTTGTGGCATTGACTGTTGTTGTGAATACAGTGTTGTCAATGAAAAGGTTATTGCTGACTTTATTGAATGTGAAACCAGCTGTGGCGTTTGCAACGCCTGAATCATTGAACTGGATTTGAGTGTTAGCGCCAGAAGTACCTGTTCCCCAATAGATGGCCGAACCATTGGTAACAAGAACTTGACCATTCGAACCCGGAGATCCATTGGCAGTAAGCATTTTGACGATAGCATTATCTACGATAACTGTATCAATACCGCCAGAAGTGTTAGCTACAAGGGCATGGTTATTGGTCAGAATGCCTGGATATTGAGCGCCACCAATTCGTAGTACGCCAGAGCCGTCAGGAAGGCCGATATGAAGGGTGTTACTAGCTTGGGTGAACGCCAATTCACCATTTGAAAGACCGCTAACTGTAGCGTTAGCTACCGATCTTTTGATCTGAATTCTGTTATTGGCCATGTAGATAGCGCTCCTTTGAATTTTTTATATATTTATAAAATTAGAAAACTCCACCATCTAAGTCGCCATCTATATTAACAAAATTCAAATGTTTAACTTGATAAGTATCTGTACTATCGTCATAAATTAATGTAGAACCGTCTGATCTTTGAGTCAGACCTACATCTCTTAATTCATCTATTGTGTCTAGCCCACTCGATAAAACTGGAGCATTCTTTAGGGTCACAGGAACTGTTGTGTCGATAACGCCACCAGTAGCGTTTGATGATACTTTGACGTTTCTTTTTCTCGAAACAACAACATTTACCATGTATTATCTCGTTACCTGTGGGGTTACTGTTACAATGCCTTCAACAACTCTAGAAACTGCATTCGAAGATGTGTCTGTCAGTTCAACATCATAAACATATCTTCCAGCTGTCAAAGCGCCAGTCTGATTTGCTGACAAAGTTAGAGATATCTGTCCAGAATATACATTAACAGAAGTGCTAAAAGTTGTAGCATTGGTAGAAGTGTACCATTTTCTCATCTGTGCGTTCGCAGAAAACCCAACCAAGTTAAGGGCATCTCCATTGTCATCTGTGAGGTCAAGCTCCACTGAAAAAGTGGAACCTTGATCTATTATGAGATTAGCTTTCGTTGCCATTAGGAAGACTGAACCTTTGTAAATCTTACTGTTGACGAAGAAACCGAAGGAGTAAAGTAAAGGTATCCAACCCCGCCACTTACATCAGTAGTAAATGAGCCTAAATTACCAATTTGAGCGTATTCAGAAGAATTAATCGCTGTAGAATTGGTTGACACTAGAATCTTTGTAGCCATTCTGTTACCAGAGCTATCTGCAACATGGATCACATAATCATATGCATAAGTTCCAAGAGCTACGCTATCGATTGACTGCTGGCCTGTGCCTGAAGTAACAACAACGTTGTTTGACACTGGAATTATTGGCAGAGCAGTCCATAAACCATTAGCGTTTAGATAAGTGTTACCGTGGTTTCTCTGAGTAATATTTGGCGGAGAAACAGTAATAAATGAAGTTGTTGAATTGTTACCAATGGTAACACTAGTGTTGACAGTAAGAGCCTGGTATAATGTAGCGTTATTAGACAGAGTAAGCGTAGAACCGTTAATTCTCCATCTATTATTAACTGTACCTAGTTGATAAAGATCGTTCGACGAAGGAATAATATCACCAATAGCATTACCAGTGTATGTGATATTACCGTTAACAGTAACGTCCCCGTTAACAACCAGAGTTCCTTTGACATTTACGTATGTACCAGCTGCTTGAGAAACACCAAACACAACGTTACCATAAACGTCCATATTGGCGTTTGAAGAAATAGCGGTAGCATTAATTTGAGTGCTGAACGAACTGTTAGCGTAGGCATAGAAAGCAGTAGAATTGATGCTGGTATTAACACCAGCCTTACCGCTGTTAAATGTATTAGCCCATATAGTTCCGTTTGCCTCTAATCTATATGCAGGCGAAGTAGTTCCAACACCTACATTACCGTTGGCAAGAACACGAACACGCTCGACGTTGGTAGTAAACAACATAAATGGAGTTGTGTCAACAGTACCAATAGAACCAAGTGCTGCTCCGCCATATGCAGGATTAATTCTTAGTTCTGAAGTTGTGCCTGTTCCACGTAGTCTGACTTGAGGAACAGATGACTGTATGTCAATAGCCACAGTTGGTGCAATACCACCAATACCAATATGACCGTTAGAAGCTACTCTGAAGAATTCTGTTGATGTGTTACCAACATATAATGGATTTCCTGTTCTTGCAGCGAAATAACCAGCCCAAGAAGTGTTAGATAAACCATATACGCCATAGAAATTTTCTGAATCGCCAAAGGCTCCAACGCCGCTTATAGATCTACCATAAACGCCAGGGGCAGAATTAGATCTACCAGACACACCAATATTAGAATTCGATTCACCGTAAATAGTGACATTATTATTAGAATAAGCCGTAATGGCCAAAACAGGAGAAACTATAGAACCAACAACAATGGCTGTGGTATTAACAGTAACATTACCAGTAGTAATAATTGTACTGTTGACAAACGAATTACCAATTCTAAGATTGTCTGATGTAAGATTTGCTACGCTACTAGAATTGGCAAGAGAGATTAATACAGAATTAATCTTAACATTAGCTGTTGGGCTTCTTACGTCGACGAATGTAGAATTCGAAAGTATGTTTGATGTAGAAGTATAACCAGTAACAATAGTTGTATCATTAGCAAACGTATTAGAACCAATACGGATAGAAGTTGTATTGGCTGTGAAACCTGTAGATATGTCATTGGCTGTGGTTATAATAGTGCTATTAACAACGCTATTACCAACCCACAAAGTATCGTAAGAAAGAATCGCTGAAATAGCGTCTTTGGTAATCAATACACCATTAGAATTAAATGTGGAGTTAACAGTATCGTTTGCCTTGAAATACATATAGCTCTTATTCAAGACAGTGTTAGCAGAACTATCGCCTATGAATATCTGTGATGTATTAACAACGACATTAGAACCAACCAACACAGAGTAAGTCTTCATAGTGCTGGTGTTGACAGTAGAATTAGAAGTCTGGTTACCTACGTGGATATGGGTTGTGTTTACGTATGCAGCGTTGGCGTCAGGATTACTGAAATTACCGACAACTACATAAGTTCCTACGTTCGCATTATAGGCAGAATTCAGAACATTAGCGCTGAAAATGCCAGTAATACCAGCATTACCAACAGCAGCATTAGAGCCATTGGCCGTAACAGCATATACCGACATTGCATAAGCAAGTTCGTTAGTTCTGTTTAGCCAGTAAGCAAAGTTTTGATTATTACTGGTATTTGCGATAAGAACTGTCATTTATTAATTTCTCTTTAGTAGTTGACTAAGCATGTCCTTGATTTCTTGGATGTCATTTTCTACTTTATTGATTCGCTCTACGTTCTTGATGTTGCTTTCGACAAACTGTTTTCTCTTTTTATATGCATCCAGTTTTGTATTATCAACGTTGAGAACTGCCCCGCTATTAGGGTCTTTCATTAAACCTTCGAAATCTGTTTTATAATATTTATTTTCCATGATTACAACTGCATTGCTAGAGCTCTAAGATCGTCTATAATCGGAACCTTAGAAGTATCGTTTGATTTTAGAACAATCTTAATCTGGAATTGCTTAAACGAAGTAAAGAAGTTAGTTGAACTGTTATAGTATGAAAGGCCTGGTTTTGACACTCTATAAGCAGTTGCTCCGCTAGTAGCACTTGACCAAGGAGTTCCAACGCTCAATAGAGTGTTGTTAGCAATGGAAACAATTACTTGTTGATCTGAGCCAACGCTTATAACAGAACCAACTGAAAGTTGTGTCGTGAAAGATGTACCAGAACCAACAATAGAATTGTTAGTAGTATAAGAAGAAACAGTTCCTGTCAAAGCAACTCTATCGTCTTTACCTACCCAAGCAGTTGTTGGGGGAGGAGCAAGATACATTCTTGTTGCAGATGTATAAGTTCCAATAAAGTTAGAAGATACTGTCAGAGAACTATCGCTAGCAATACTTACAATTTTTCTCTTTTGTTCTGTATAACCTGCTGTACTTGGAACTAGGAAAGTAACAAACCATCCTGGCTGCAATTCAGACAAAAATGAAGTTCCTGTGCCAGTGACAGTTGTGCCTGATACTGTTACTGTACCAGAAGTTATAACTGGAACATAATACGAAGGAACTGTATAAACATATTCTTTCATGTCTGTAGGATCAGAAGGATCTGAATATAATCCGTAACCAACATTATACAAAGGAGACCAAGTTTTCTGATTGATAGATTCAGTGTCTTCGCCGTTTAAGAACTTGACCCATACTTCTACGTCAGAACCAATTGGTCTAAATGCAGTTAGAATGATCTGAAGATCTTCAGCATCTTGACCATCAGCAAGAGTAATGATCTTAGAAACGTACTTAGATCTGGCGTTGCCGTTATTGAAATATTCGTCGTAGTCAAAACCTAGAGGATCAATATCGTTCTTAATGACAAGCTGTTGATTTCTTACAGTGTCGATAGCAGGAGACAAGAATTCCGAATCAGAATACATAACTCCCTTGAGATACAAAGATTTACCAGACATACTGTTAAGTTCGTTGGTACGACTTGCTACGATACGCTCGTAATCATACATCTCCTTTTCGTAACCAGGAATAACCTTGGTTTCTTTGCTTTCGATGCTATAACTGTTTGTTGTTCCCGTATAGAAATATTCAACAGAAGTTCCTGGAGGAGTAATGTACGCCAATTGAGGGACTAGAGCATCAACTACAGGATTATACAAGGAACCTGTATTAGCATAAGCAACTATAGTCGAGTTGTTCGGCGAAGAAACTACAGAAGAGTTAGCAAATCTATGAATCTGTACATACTTATTGGTAGAAAAATTACCAGTAGAATTATCAACGTATAGAATATTTTTGTTATCGTCATAGAAATTGACAATACCACTAACGCTAAGATTAGCTGTAGAAGGAGTCGAATTGTCAGACTGATAAACATAATCTCCTGCAAGAATTGTAGAAGAAGAATTACTATATCCTACGTTATATACTGAAATAAAATCTGTATTCGTGTTAATGAAAATAGCCTGACCTTTTTGTGTGTTAAATCTAGCTCTATTGAGAGTAAATTTAACATATTCTGTTTGCAAGGCTGTCCACTGTTCTTGTGTAGCACCATAAAAAGCTGTTCCGACTACTGGCTGACTGAATACTTGATATCCAGTATTAACGTCTGTGTCGCCAAGCTCTGCAGTCCATACCTGATAATCCTGGTCATTGTTGTCTGGTCTTACAACGAATGCATAAGTTTGTTTGTTTGCCAAGAAAACAGGAGCTTCGAACGTAAATCTTGTTGCTACAGTACCGTTTTCGCTTATATTTACTTCGCTGTAGGTTTTGTGAACTTTGGAGAAAGGTAATATGACTTTACCGTTAGGATATCCATTCTGAGTTTCACAAATGTAAACATTAACGCCTCTTTCGGATACTAAAGATTTTTGTTTGAAGAACAAATCTATAGATGTAGCATAAATTCCTGATTCTCCATTTGGGGTGTTGATAGTAAGAGCTTGAGCTACAGGTTCAAGAAACAACCAAAATGGGAAAGGCTGAGGTGGAGGCGGAGGGGGTAAAATAGTTACGTTATCTTCAATGACAGAAGTAAGAACTGTTGTATCAGTATTTACGAATGTATTAGAAACAGGTATAAAATTTAATTCTGGTGTAACTGTTGTGAGAGTTAATGTATCTCTAGAAACTGTTATGTTAGAAGCAGTAAACATAGCAGAAGAAACTGTGGTGATAGCATCGTTACCATATACAAGGCTATCTACGTCACATATCTGCAGAGCTCTTTCGCCAGTTTTGAATGTGCCTGCAGGAAGATTGAACTGACCTGTTACTCTACCATTTTTATCTGTATAAACAGGAGAACCCCAATTGCCAACTCTAGAAACTGATTGGTAATTTCCACCGTCTGTTGGAACAACATATGTGTTGTTACCATCTCTTGAACCAGGAGCACAATGTTCGTCTACGTTAACACTATCGAAGAAAATATGAACTCTTCGATCAGGGCGCATGTTGTATGCAAAAAAGGAGACAATTCTGTTTTTAATGTACGGCTGAATAGAAATGTCGGTAACATAATTTCCGACAGTTTTTGAATTCTTGTTTTCAGTAACTTGTAATTGCGTACCTTCGCGGATACCAATGGTAGTGCTTGTAATACTAGTAGTATTTGTAACAGCCAATTTTTATCTCCTAAATTCCATTTTGTATATTTATAAACCTCTTAAGAGAGTTGTCAATAAGTCTACGCCGCCATTCCAACCAGCTTGCACGAGAAGATCGTTTACAGATGGAGGATTGGCAACAGGCTGAACAGCAGCAGGTCTATCGCTGACAAGATTTCCTCTGAAGTCATATACTTTGTTTCTAACTTCTCCAGTAAGAATAGTCTCAACCTCAGTAGAAGTTGTAGTTCTCCAATCGCCCCATGTAACGCCGAATGGGCTAGAAGCGAATTCTTTCCATGGAGCAGCTGAATCAATATAGATTTCTGCAGAACCAGTTTTACCTTCATTAACGCCATTATCGTATGTCGGAATAAGAGTAAGATGACCATTCCAAGCATAAGCAACCAAAGCTGAAGATCTATACTTTGTAGCATATTGCTGAACCAAGAAAGGAACTTCAGTATAGTTTAGTGTAATAAGTCTGCCTGTCTTGACAACATTAGAAGAAGCAGTGCTACTGAAATTGATAGTGATAGTTTCTCTAACAATTTTTGGTCTAGCGACGCCCTTCGAAGAATCAATTGCTATACTGAATTCTGGATTAGAAATATCGCAAAGAGAAAAAGAAGTCATAGGATCAACGAAAATACCATTCTTGAATCTATCAAGACCGTTTTCGTCAGTAACTGTTAAGTCTTTTGCCTTTTTCTCTAGCAATGACAACTGAGTGTAATATTCTAGATTTGTAACTCTCTGATCAATAGAACCTATGTCTTTCATAGTATATCTTCTATTAGTCAAAGAAGAACCAGATATTGAAAGAGAAGTGTCTCTTATAAGGTTTATGGCGCTCTGGTTGATAGTCAAGAAGTCATCGACCTGCTCAGAAGATAGAGAAGGATATGGAGGTATATTGAGAGTAGCCAATGGCATAGCATTCTCTGGGAATAGAGGAGATTGTGGTGTAATGCTAGGCACACCCTCCTTTACCTTGAGAACATTGTCAGGGGTGATCATAACCAGATCTTTTCTACCCAGATAGAAAGTATAATCTGCCTCTAGAGATTTACCATAAGCAGGAGAATTCATTCCTGTGATTGGAACATCAAACGATAGAGTGCTTGATGGATTCAACGTAGCATATGAAATTGCAGTATTAGTTTGAGCTCCGTTAGACCAATCGTAAAAACCGCTGTCGTTAGCAGTATTAATACATGGAACTCTGAAGTCCACATAATCTCTTAGTGGTAATTTGGCTCCAGTGTCATCAACATAAAGAGGAATATCTTTTGTCTGAATGGCGGTAACACTAGCAGTATTAGCGTCGTCAACAGGATAAGATTCGACTGTAAAATAACCAACTCCTGGCGATGTATTAACAGCAAAATAATCTAAGTCCACCAAAACATTTGGGAAAGAAGTAGCTGTATAACCAGGTTTAGCGTAAATATATGCTAAGTTATAATGAGTATCTTTTTGGCCTGTGTCAAGAGAGAAATTACTTGTTAGATCGACACCATTAACAGTATAAACGCCATTAGCAGTTCCGTAAATTTTATTGATCTTATGTACGTCTCCCAACCCAAGGCACCATGGACCTTTTGGGTTTGAAGAAGTGTTGATCTTAACAAATCTCTTCTTTCTGATTTCCTTTTTAGCAGGAACAGTAACAGTTCTTTTTACGATATAAGAAACGTCAACGTCCAAAGGAACTGATGGAATCTGCCCTGAATGAATTGTGAACCCTGTGCTAGTATCTATTGTTACATATGGAGAAGGACCAGTAATACCCTTTGTTGTGGAAATTACTTTACCATTCACATATCTCTTATAACAGTTTGTTCCAGAATTAGAGTAAGCGAACGGAGCATCAACAACCATATAAGTGTTGTTTGCAACTGATACAATTGTTCTTACTGCGCCATCGACCTTTACCAAATCTCCAGATGTAAATATAGAAGTAAATACAGTAGAAGAACCTGTTACAATAGTAGAAGATGTGCTTACTGAAACTGACCCAGTTATAGCAGCTGAATCTGCATTAGTTTTAGAAACAACTATAATGTCAGCTGCAGCCGAATCTGTTAATGTTGTACCTGCAACGAATGGTAGAATATCAGTTCCGCCTGTAACTGAAGAAGCTATTCTTGTGTCAATGTTACCACTGGTGTCCATAATAGCAGTAGTATTACTTGCTCTGTAATAGTAATCTGTAACAACATTGTTGTTCTGATCTCTAAGATTCTTAATACCAGTTACGCCAAAACTGAATAGTTGTTTTTTGTTCTGCGAAGATACAATACCAGTAGATACAACGTCAGCAATACCTTTGTTTGGACCAGTAAATACGATAGATTTTATCTGGCTTGGTGTGTAATTTCCAGACATACTAGTATTGAAAATGTGAATGTAATAATTAGCAGTAGATGTGCCGGGAGTGCCGGAAACTAATGTTACACATCTAATATTGGCTGTACCTATCAAATTACCAACCAAACCAGTTCCAGAATATGTTCTGTTGGTAACAGCTTTTTGTGGCTGGTCATAAAAATTGACGCTAGCTATCAAATCGGATCTGAATGATCCAGCGTATTCATTTACAATAAAATAATTGCCATAATTGAAATTGATTTCTTGTGAACGGTTTGTCTGGGTATCAACGCCACGACGCATGTTGATATATGCAGTTTTTTGGATTTCTACTCTGTTACCCTGAACATAACCGATACCTGTGCTGACACGCCCTAGAACGCTGTTAGCATCAGATGCGCTTACATCAGAACCTGGAATGGTTGTTACAGTATCAACAATAAAAGGGTTTACGACATAATTGCCAGATTCTTCGAATGTTCTTTTTGCTAGAACGTCACCAACAACAGAATAGACGTTTGCTGCTGGTAAAACTTTAGAAACCAAACTACCATAATTATAAATTCCGATAGGATTGAATTTCTCTCTAAGGGATGCTTCTTCTGTAGTAAGAGAAATGATTATAGGAGTAAGTTTCAAACGATGAGCGCCAGGAGCGTTTTCGTTGGTATATCCAAGAGCGTTATCTAGAAGACTTGTATCTTGGTTTTCTGTAACAATCTGTTCAATAAGGTCAAATCCAATAACATTATTACCAGCGTAAGTACCAAAATTGTTAACAAGGCCAAATGTAGAATTTGCTACTCTAACGAATTCGCCTCCAATGAAAACAACGCCTTCTGTTACGCTTACGCCGTGAGAATTACCTGTTGTTACAGTATCGATAGGAGTGTTAGACCAACTATAAACATTTGCTAGATCAGTATTACCTGCAACAGAAACTTGCTGGAAAGTCAACAATTCGTTGTTGGAGAATATAGTTTCCCCGCCTGTTCCAGTGTTGATGTACTTTAGATACAGAATGTTTGTGTCAGGATAATTGGTGCTGAATCCTGCATTAGCGTAAATGACCTGAGCTTTTAGATTGCTTGTGGCGCTAGTGGCCACTGCATTAACATAATCTCTTACGTCTAGAGTGGCTGAGTTTGCTGTACCGTTCGATGCGAAATCCATAAGGCGAACATACGGAACCGAAGGCATGTCGAAAATCTGACAACCATAAACAATATCGCCGTTATTAAACGCCCAGTTACCAAATCTTTCGATCTGTTTCTGGATAATTGTCTGGATCTGTGTTAGTTCTCTTGCCTGAACTGCTGTACCAGGTCTAAAAAGGATTCGATAATAGTCTTTAAACTCATCATAATCGTCGAAATATGGAGCAACGTTGAAATCTGTCTTTAGAGCCATTATTGGTGCCTTATTATATCTGGATAATCAGTTTAAAAGATTCGGTTTGGGTGTTAGACCTATTAACATTATTTATATTCTGTACGTAAAGAGGCTTCAAACTCTTAGCGTATATATCGCCCTTTGAAACAATATCAACTTCTGTGTTGAGAACGCCATTACTAGAGAAAACATATTCTCCATCTATAAATGTTTTGTCGCCTGTGACATACAATTTAGTTGTATTTGAATAGGCAACAATACCATAAGCGTTGCTGGTATTACCATAAACCCTGTCTCCAATAGTATATACGACTGGATTAGAGACATCGCATTCCATAACCTGACTGAAAACAGCCCCAGTAAATTGAGTATTACTTTTGGCGCCATTTGCATATAATTGGTATGGATTTTTAATAATACCTATCTTGTTATATTGAATCCAAGTAGGAATATTGTCGCCTTCAGTATTAGCAAAATGAAAGTTTACACCCAGAGCCTTGATATTCAATTCCGAAAGAGCGTCACTACCATGTCCGCCAGCTGGTGGTACGATAGCATAAACATTAGCATTTTGACCAACCAAAGCATTAATCGTCACGTTAGCCCAAGATATATCCGCCCCAGTTTCTAGAATTACTACATCAGAAATAGAGTTTGCTTCTGGGTTTATAGTAGTATAAGCAATAGGTTGAGTTCCACCGTCTGTAACGAAATGAACGCTAGGAGAAATTTTGTATCTTGTGGCCTGTGGCAAGATATTGTCAGTATTAGCTTCTTTATCCAAATAAATCCATTTACCAACACTGTTTGCTACGTATTCAGTTATGTTGAATATCTGAGAAGTTGTAGCTGTAGTATTGTAAATATAGATGGCGCTTCCTGTGTAATAACCGCTCTGGATACTGGCTTCGTTTTCAATCTGGATAACAGTAGTATTAGCAGATAGAATAGTGCCTTCATGATATGTAGAATAACCTGTTCCGCCGTTTTCAATAACAACTTTTTCTACACCAGCATAAACATTGGCATAAATTGATGTAATAGCGTTTGCGTATAATGGAGCATATTCTTCGGTCGCAAACATTCTGTATAGTCTGAATGGAATAGAAGTTACATATTTCCAAACATAACCATCAGAAGTAGCAAAAGAAGTTGTTTGAACCATTGTTGGCTTGACAGAAGAAGGGGAATCGTTGCCATTGTCCAAACACTTATATACATTATAAGTGCCACCGTCATATTCAGGCTCGCAAATAGCATAAAACAAATTATTGGAATAAAGCTCGGGATCGCTATTATCATATTTTCTGTATATTGTGTTAGCGTCCCATATATTATTCTGAATCAACGGGGCGAAATTAGAAATAGATAATTTCTTGCCAAATAACATCAACCAATCGTTCTCAAATTCAGTAGAATAGTCTTTTGGTGAAGTATTAGGAACAGCTCCACTATACGCTACAGGGTTAGATGCAAATGCGTAATAATAAGACGTGTTTGTGCTGATATTATACAACATCTCATCAATTAAAGACTTTTTGTATGCAGATTGAATAATTCCAGCCATTTTTAAACCTTACTTACCAAGCGCAATAAAATGAACGTTGATAGCTGTATTATCGTTTGTTCTGATAACAGCTGCAGTTGTATTCTGTTCAGGCACAAAAGGAGCAAAAGAAGCGTTAGCTGTATTACCGGTAACAGTAACAACATAACACTCTGATGTATAAGCAGAAGTAAAGATAGCATTTCCAATTGTACTATTACAATACACCCAACCCCAATTCATTTTTAGACCGTTTGGTAGGTAGGTATAACCATTAGCTCCAGCAGAAGAGGTAGTTCCAAGGTTCAAAGTATTTGATGTAACAGAAAGAGTTCCTGTATTTACCAGACCAGCTGTCTGGATAACAGAACTGTTTGCTATTACGTTCACTGATGCGCTGTTACCAATTCTAACGTAAGCAGCATTATTTTGCACATAAATCAAAGAAGAATTAACAAAGACGTTTCCAGTCGCTGTATTTCCTACAGTAATACTGGTGTTTACAACAGAGTTAGTACTCAGCTGAATAAAATTTTGATTGAACAGATCAACGGCATCTCTCAGAGGAGTGCCAGTTCCGTCGTTTGGGCTTGCGCCAATATTGGCTGTTTGTATTGTCAATTTAGTTCCCCTTATGAATCTTCAGATATTCTATCTACTCTGAGAGTGGCATTACTACAGAATATAGTATTTATGTCTACTCCCAGATAATTGTTAGCGAAAGTGAATTGATCGACCGTTAGATATGTATTTGGTAGCAGTCTGCCGTCAGGAAGTTCTTCCACAAGAACGTCGCAGCGAATTCTTGGGTCTGAAATATCGCATGTCAACCATAGCGGCCAAGCAGTATTGGCGTTTGTATCATATACTAGGTCTATCTCGCTTTGGACCACAAATGGCTGCAATTCATACTTACCGAATAGTTCTGTACCAGCAGGGTGGAAAGTTGAATAGAAAACTTCTTTGTAGTTTTCAATACTGATAGCAGCTCTAATTTCATAAGAATAATCTTGATAATAATAACTGTCTTGAATGACCTTATCGGAGTTTAATAGTCCATCAGTTGTTGCCCAATAACCAACACCCTTACCAACACCAGCCTTTCTGACAATACCTCTAATTTCACTGGCTGTATCGAAAGGAATGAAGTTTGTGGTCAACACTGCGCCATAGGCTCTGCTGTTTGCAGATCTAATAGAAATTTCTGGAATAGTGTTATATCCAGATCCACTATACCAAGCTCCAAGCTGTGTGTTAACAGCTGTAATGTGACCTTGGTTGTTGGTTATGACTGAACCTCTGGCTGGATATTCGGTAAACCCTCCAGTAAAGATTAAAGTATCATTGTTTACGTAACCAAAACCGCCTTTAACAACAACAGGAACTTCTAAAATACCATATCTGTAAGCATGAACAGATTCGCCCTCTACGTAAGCTCTACCCGAAGAAACGGCAGCAACCTTCTCTACGATATTATTACCGCTAGAGTTAAGAGCAAGAATATTATCATTAATGCCATTAATCGTATTATCCAATCTTCTCATGATGCTTGCATAAGCGCCATAATTATTTGGATTATTGTTATACGAAAGTAGACTAAACTGATCGATTAAACCAGTATTACTATTTCTTGCTGTGACTTCTGAATTAGCAAACTGAGAAGGCATGATAACAACCGCTCTACCGTATACCATAGAATTAGTAGAAGTATTGTTAGTGAACCCATAAAGTTGAACAGATGTATCGCTTTTGATTTCTCTAATAACAGCCAATTCTAAAGTGTTTGCATCAGCCTCATCAGACTGCAGATAGATAACATCATTGTTCGCAAAATATTTGTTGAATTTGGCGCCTTTGATTTGATGAGAAGCAGCAGCACTAGAAGAAGATGTGTATATCTGTATAGTAGCACCACCGGCAGTATTACTTAAAGTGATAGCGCTGGAATTTACAGTTTTAACAAAATAAACAGAATTTGCTGTTAGATTTGCAAGCGCCGAAGATCCTGTAGGAACATCATAGAATATAGAATCACCAGCTTGCAAATATATGTCAGCATTGGCCAATAGGATAGAATAATTTGAATTATTTACAGAAGTTGTATTAGAATAAAAATCTTCTGAATAAGCGTTGACATAGGGAACTTGAGCTCTGGTGGTATCATTCAATAGATAATGAGTTTCTGCCGCCGCCCCGTAGTTACCAGAAAATACCTCAATAGGATCTCCGCCTACTGACATAGAAAGAGTTAACGCAGAATCGTTAGAAGATTCCACATAATAATAAGTGTTTCCTTTCAGACCAGTAATTGCAACATTTCCTGTTGGAACATAATAATACACATAATCGTCAACAAAGAAGTATGTATTGGCATTAGAAACTAATATAGAATGACTTACGTTGTTGATATAAGAAGCGTTTGCCAAAAAGCTCTTTGTAAGAGCTTTTGTAGTGAAAACGTGTTTCACTACATTACTAGAAACATTAGTTGTGCTGATCGCTAATGTTGCTCCACCAGGAGTTTCGCTAAGAGTAATTCCTGACGTGTTTGTAGTTTTTACATAATATCTTGTGTTAGATTGCAATCCAGTAATGGCGCTATAGCCTTCTGGAGCCAAGTAATCTACATAGCTATTCAAATCGAAATGTTTATTAGCATTAGCTATAAGAACAACATTACCATCTATGAATGAAGTATTTACATATACGCCTGAAGAATAAGCGTTAATAAATGTGTTGGTGTTATAATACCAAAGTTTGCCAGGAAGGTTTTTTGATCTATAAGTTGATCTAATGAAAACATTAGCAGGGGCAATATAAGCATTACCAGCAAGAACGTTTGTTAGATAGGCGATTTTACCGAATACGCCGCTCTCGTATGTAAACGTGTCTTCGATATTCGTACTTAAATTGGCGCTGGCATTTCCCAAAAATCCATATGAAGTTTCATTAATAGGTAAGTCAATAAAATCCTGGATCCAGTCTGTGTTGTATGTCAATCTTCTGGTGTCAGAAAGTTTGATGTTAAAGCTCGCTCCGCTACCAGTTTGATCGGCAATGTTTTTGTATAAAAATATTGCTGAATTGGCTAGGAACCCAAACCCGCCATTAACGATGTTGAAGTTAAGAGAACCATATCCACGAAAAAGGGATTTAACGATAACAAGACCTTCAATACCAAAAGAATCAATTTCGTTGGTATCTGGATCTTTGTATGCAATTTTAAGAATATCTCCGACGTTGAATGAATTACCGCTGTTGAAAACATCAAGAGTATCTAATGATCCTAGGATGACTGGCGATGCACCAATTACTGCAGAATCTGTTCTGTATCTGTAGTCAACAATTCTTTCACCAACGTCGAAATCGCCGCCTTTAGGCTCAACGCTGGTAATGTACGCCATATAAACTATGTCTTTATTAACACGTTCCCTAACAACCTTCTCAACAACAGCTGTTGTCTTTGAAGAAACGCCCATAATGGATTTACCAATAAGAGATTCTAGATTCTCTGTGTATGTTACTTCTAGATATCGTGGATCAACCCATTTACCGTCTGATACTCTCAGTACGTCTTTACCAGGAAGATAAATGTCAACGTCTTCGTCGTAGATTAATCTGAATAGAAGTTTATAACCTTGAATGGTTGTTTTTGAACGGTACACGTCCAAAATATGTTTAAGGAGGAATCTTTTATTAGCAATAATATTGAATGGAATACCATAAAGATATTTTTTCTGGAAATATTCCAGAAATCTTTCAACAGTAGTATCAATATCTCTGTAATCTGTTAATTCTCTGGCTTCGTGAATGGGTCCGCCATTACCATCTGCTTTGACGGGACCTGCGGATTCTAGCCATTCATAATAAGCTCTGACGAATTGTATGAACTTTGGACCCTCTTCTTGGTAGAATTGAGGGAACTGGCTCTCTACAAAATTAGATATTGTTTTTTCTACTTTAAATTCCATTTTATCTAATTGTTTCTATTACGTCGATTGTTACGTCTTCAGGTTCTATAACCAGAACCATGTTCTTTGTCGCAATAATATCTTTATTTCTTGTCTTTAGTTCCAGAAGCAGATAGTTGCCATAGTAAGAAGATTTTAGATTACTTAGGGAAACAATTCCAGATTCGTAATCTATAACTCCAATATTTGGATTGACAGTAGTTTTTACGCCTCTAACATAAGTATAAACAAGAATACTACCAAGAGCGTCATCTTCCATATAACAGTTAGGAATTATATTATCCTTTTCGTCAATGTAAGAAAACGAAGAGCTGTTGAAAACTCTTTCGTCTGGATACGCAACTCCTCCATACACGCCTTCTAATTCAGCAGGATTATTAAATGCTATACTGTAAGAAGTGGCATAATTTAGTTTGGGATTTATTCTTTTAACAATCTTTACATGAGTGTCGTTACTGGTAATACTTGTGTCTGCGTCATCGATATGAGTGACGAATCTACTATATCTAAAATCGTTACCAAACTTTTCTAGATGAGCAGAACTAAACTCTAAAATATCATTAAGAATAATACTTCTTACTTCTGAAGCATATTTTGTAGTAAGTTTAGAATTATATTGAACGATTGAATTAATCTTAATATAGAAATACTCAGGATCAGTAACAATAACTCTGTTAGGCAAAGCAATATAATCTTGAAGGTAATTAACAATACTGTTCTTCAACAAAGAAGAAGCTATTGTAGAAGCTGTTGGTTTGATGGAAACGACTACTCTACCATAAAGTTTTGGTTCTAAGTCTTGACCACCATACACAATAACGTCGTCAACAGCGCCGCCAAATTTAGCATACACAAGAGAAGCATAATCGTCTACTGAAACAGCTCTCTGTTGTGTAGCATAATATCTAGGAGCATTGAATCTTATGTTTTCTATGTTTTCTTGATTGGCGCCATACACAGAAGGAGTTATAACTGTGATAGCAGAAGCTGTTGCAGTTCCTCCGTTAGATGGCCCAATATTATCTGTTAGAGTAAAATTATCAACACCATTACCATCAGAACCATCAGTGACAATATAATTTACTTGAACTGACGCCCCATTAAGAGGCTTTCTGCCAAACAATCCATCGCCGAACAATATCTCATATCTACCGCCTTCTACAGCCTGCACGAAATACACCTCAGATCCTCCCTTTAGACCAAATAGGGAAGCAGCAAAAACAAATTGAGTGTTAGATAAGCCAGAATTTTCAACAACATTGACTGTTATAGTATTGATGTCGATGTTCTGATTTGACAATATAAATCTTTGATCTTCTATGTCATAATCTACAACAAAGCTATCATTGAAATAGTCGCCTTCGCTTATTTGTATGTTTTCTACAGAAAACGTACTATTACTTGATGTGAACGTAAGAGACTGATCTGTTACGAAAGTATATGTTCCATTAGAATTATATCCAGAAAACCTAGTTCCTTTTGGGATAGTAAGTTTATTGGTAGTAAATCCGGATGTGTCAACAGTAAAACTTACATTTGCTGCTGCAGCATGAGAGCTTCTTGGAATATAATTCAGCTCTTTAGCGTGAGAAATAACAGAATCAATTTTTTGGGCTGAATCCAAAAACATCTCTGAAGCTACCATGTTAAGGTAGAAAGAATTCAAATAAGAATTATAAGCCATAACGTCCAAAAGAACGCTCATGTTTGAACCATCAAAGTTATAATCTTTGAAGGTTGACTGGGCTTTTAGATAATCTTTGAAATTCTGCTTGAGAGTATCAAAGTCTAAGGAAGCGAGATTTATTGAACTGTTTGCCATTTATCGAACTCTTTTTAGTAGCATCGTAAGAGTAAATTCTTCTGGATTATTTATTAGATTATAAATCAATGTTATTTCAATAGAATTTTCGTCGCTGGGTACAGAAGTTACTAAGGTCTGTAGAAGGTTTACTCTTGGCTCGTTGTTTTCTATTGTATTCTCTATATACATTTTTATAGTCCCAAGAGCATCTGTCGTATTAAGTTCAAACAGTGCAGCCGAAACGTCTGAACCAACAGTAGGTTGAAATAATCTTTCTCCTAAATTGGTTCTCATAAGATTTTTTAAAGATTGTGTAACAGAATCTTCATTAGAAACTTTAGCTAATTGACCTCCCAATGGAGTTTTAGCAAAACTTGTCATAAAATCGGAGAAAAAATCAACTTGTCTTTTTGCTCCAGTGAAAGTATCTGCTCTTGTTGGTTTGGTTGCCATTAGCTTACCTTTACGAAACTTTTGCCCTCTTGGGCTTTGGGATTACAGTGTTCTCCTCCTAGAGAAGGACACAAACTATCTTGTTGCGCACTATCACCCTTTACAATAACAGATTTACCGTTAATCTTTACATAAGTTTTCGAAGCAATCAACCCACCTTGACCGTGACTATTTTGGTCGTTTTCGACAGCCCACAATTGACCATCTATTTTAACAAAAGACTGCCCAGAAACTATAGTAGTAGCTCCACATGATCTTTGTTGGTTGTTTACATGTGCCTCTGCCATTATATTTACCCTTGCTTAAATTCGATAGATGGCGAAGTAATTGTAATAGACCCTGAACTTATTTCTATCTTAGAGCTTCCTACTTTTAATGTTATCTTAGAACTAGCATTAATCATTACTTCAGAAGCTGCATTTACTTGAACATCAGAAGCAGAATTGATTGTAGCTGTAGAACCTGTCTGAATAAACATGGTACTACCAGTTTCGATCTTACCTTTCTGCTTAATATAAGTGTCCATGTTCTGACCAGCATTGATAGCATAATCTTCTTTAACAACAGTGGCTTTATTCTTTTCGCCCATACTGACAATATCGCCTTGAACATGATTAAAATAATCTTTGTCGTATGAGTTTCTTACTGTACCAGAATATCCTCTAGAACTTACAGCCTCTGAACCTGTTTTGATCTTGGCTGTATCTCCTGATATTTTTACTTCTTTATTTTTGGTACCACGATAATAATTCTTACCGCCAGCTTGCCCAATATCTCCAGCAACTTCTGTTCTTTGAGTGGATTCTACATTAATATCATGATGACCGTCAACATGCGTTGATTTTCCGCCAGCTACATAATGCCTTACTTCGCCGGATCTTAGGCTAGTATTAATTTCTTTTTTCTTATCATTATTTTCTATTGTATCGTATGCGCCAGAAGGGTGAGTTTTCTGAGAATATGTTTTATCTTTTTCTTCTTTGTACTCGTAATGCCATCTACTTCCGCCACACTCTCTCCATTCTCCAGTAATGAATCCATATTTTGGTTCAATGTCTTGTTCAGAAACGCCGTCTTTTGGTAGTTTTTTATTGTCATCAACCATTACGAAATTCCTAATATTGTTAACATGCTTGATACTTTGGTTAAACCAGTCGTTGAAATATCGCCGCCAGAATAACTTCCTCCAGAATAACTTCCAAACCCAGAACCAGCTGCTCCG